TCTGTATGTTGACTTAGTAGTGCCTGATAGTATTGATGTACACATTGTTAAAGTTTTACAATCAAAGATTACTTTAGCAGGAAAAACATTAGGAGAGGAGGCTAGAAAATGGCTAAAGGTATCGCCAAAAAGGAGTGACTAATGGTTAGAAGAGCAGAAAAATTAATAGGGACAGCAGGAGAACTTTTCACAGCATTTGAACTTACAATGCTAGGTGTTGAATGTGATCTAGTAAAACAAGATGGTACGGATGTGGTTGCGATAAAAGGAGACGGTATTTTTTTAGCTCAAAGAATAGAAGTTAAAACTGCTACCTATATAGATAAGAAAAAATGTTATTGTTTTTCTACATCAAAAGGTAACCCAAAAAGAGCATACACTAAAAATGATTGCGATATTTTAGCTTTAGTATCGTTACCTCAAAGAAATATACAATTTATGCCTGTTGGTTGTTTACCAGGTGTAACAAAAAAAATTCATACAGATACATTTGAGTATGACAAAGAGTTAATAGAAAGATCTTGGAAATATTCTTTGAAAAAAAGTTTAGAAGAATGTAAGAAAATCTTTGACAATATGGAAAAAACTAGGCATAACTAAGAAAAGGGAGAATAAAAATGGATCCAGATAGATGGAAATCAGTAGCAGTGCCAATTACTACATGGGATATGCTAAAAGAATTGTCGGAAGACAATGATAGATCAATAGGTGGTCAGATATCTTTTTTAACTAAGCAAGAATATATGTGGAAAAAGACTCAAAATAAATCTATTGACAATTTAAAATCTAGGGGTTAAAACCCTAAAACCAATACCGAAGGGTATAAACTTTAACGTAGAAGGAGAGAACGATGAGTGATGTGTTTTCACTATTCGAAGAAGAGGCAGCTAACCCTCAAGCATTTAATAAAGTTAGCGAAGGAGAGACTACAAAACTCTCAACACTAATAAGGCAATCCATTGATCTTGATAATGAGATCAAGGATGCTGAAAAACATCTCAAAGATTTACAACAAAGAAAAAGAACTGTTGATGAGGAAGACATTCCTTCATTAATGGAACAACTCGGAGTTGAAAGTCTTACAGTTGATGGCAACAAAGTTTCTATAGATAAATTTGTATCAGCTAGGATTCCCGATGATAAGAAGGAAGAAGCATTTAGCTTTATTCGTTCTATCGGAGAAGGCGATATAATTAAGAACGAAGTTGTTGTCGGCTTTGGTATGGGTCAAGACAACGTAGCGGGAGCCGTGGTTGATGATTTACGCAATCAAGGTTTAGCACCTGCTCAAAAGACTCATATACATCCAATGACATTGAGAACTTGGGCGAAGAACCGAATAGAGAATAATCAAGAAATTGATTTTGATACTTTCGGTATTTATGTAGGCAATCGTGCAAAAATAAAGGGAGCAAAATAATGGCTGAAGCACTAGAAAAAGTAACTACAAGAACAAAAACAGAAGTAGTCATTCCTGATCTTTCATCTTTACTAGAGGAAGAGGCAGGAGCAGGACTAGAGAACTTTACAACGGAAGATATGCAAATACCTTTTATAAGGATATTGCAGGCTTTGTCTCCACAGTTGAACAAGCAAGATTCGATGTATATCAAAGGTGCTGAACAAGGAGATATCTTTAACACAGTATCTCAACAAGTCTATAAGGCAGAACAAGGTGTTACAGTTGTACCTTGTTTCTTTGAGAAGAAGTTCTTGGAGTTTGCACTTAGGTCAAGTGGTGGTGGTTTTATAAGAGAACTAGCATCAGATGATAAAGACATAACTCTTACAACTCGTGAAGGGGCAGCTGAGATTTTGCCTTCTGGAAACGAGTTAGTTAGAACTCATCAGCATGTTGTGATGGCTATGGATTCCGAGACTAAAATGGGTGCACCTGCTATTCTTGATATGAAGAAGACACAACTTAAAGTGTCTCGAAGATGGAATACTTTAAAGAATGGTATAAGATTACCCTCGGGTAAACCGATGCCTCTTTATGGCACTGCGTGGAATATTCAAACCATTGCAGAAAGCAACGATCAAGGCAGTTGGTATAATTATAAAATTGAAAGAGTTTATAATATGTCAAAAGAACTTGAGGCTATGATGCTTGAGGCTAGAACTATGTATCAAAGCTTTAGAAAAGGGGAGATAAAAACGGCTTCGGCTCCTGCGGATGAAATGCAATCCGCACAAAAGGATGACGAAATACCGTTTTAACTAATCAGAGTCGTGGCTATTCCTCCAAGTCACGGCTCTTTTTTTGTGGAGTGAAGAGTGAATTTAGCAGAAGAATTATTACAAGCCTTTATTGGCTTTAGTACGGCTCATGGGCAAACAGAAGTGTCACAAGAACGTACAGCAGGAAAACAAAAAGCAAAATCATTTATAGTAAGAAATCCTCTTACATTACAATTAATAGAAGGACACATAAAAGGCACAAAAGGTGTAGGTGCTATTCCTATTAATGAAGAAAACAAATGTAAGTTTGGTGCATTGGATATAGATGAGTATCCATTAGATCATAATAAATTAGTAGACAAATTAGAGGAACTCAAAGTTCCGTGTATCGTGTGCCGTAGTAAATCGGGTGGTGCACATATATTCTTTTTCTTTAAGGAGTGGATGAATGCAGGAGATTTCAGAGACAAGGCTGCAGAAATTTCTTCTGCACTTGGTCATGGCAGGTGCGAGATATTCCCAAAACAAGAACAGATTCTTGTCGAAAGGGGTGATGTTGGTAACTTTATCAATTTACCGTATTTTGATTCAGAGCAAACTCTCCGATATGCGATCATCAGAAGAGAGGGAGATTATGTCGAGGCATCGTTGTCAGAATTCATCGAAGAAATACAGAAAGTTAAGACGTTACCTAAAGATTTTCTGACTCTTCCTATTGGTGGACCTGTAGATCTTTTTCCTAATTATATACCTTGCCTTAGAACTAAGTTAGCTATTGGTGTGTTTGAGGGAGAAAGAAATAGAACTGCATTTCAACTAGGGGTTTTTCTACAAAGACTCGATCCTGGTAATTGGAAAACAAAATTTGAAGAACATAATGTAAGGGACTTTCATCCGCCTTTGTCAGCACAAGAAGTTGTGGCTATACAAAACACATTAGAGAAAAAAGAATATCAATATCTTTGTAAAGAAGAACCTATGGCATCACATTGTAATCAAGGTGTTTGTAGGACAATGAAATTAGGAATAGGTGCTACATCAATGCCAAGTATAAGTGGTTTATCTGTTATTTTATCAGAGCCAAGACTATGGTTTGTAGATATTGGCGGACAAAGATTGGAGATAACAACAGAAGAATTACAAGCACCTCGTTTGTTTCAAAGAGCATGTATGGAACAATTAAAAGTTATGCCTCCTAAATTAAAAGATTCTGATTGGGAAGTAACTGTTAATAATTTAATGGAGAAATGTAATGAAATACAAGTTCCCGAAGAGTTGACTTATAAAGGGCAGTTCATGTCTATACTTGAAGCATATTGCACAGGTCGAGTACAAGCACAAACCTTTGAAGAGATCATGTTGGGTAAACCTTATACAGAGGTTGAGGAAAGTAAAACTTATTTTAGATTAGATTCTTTGATGGAGTTTATGAGGCAGAAAAAGTTTGATAGCTATACAAGAGCACAAGTGCAGGAGAGATTAAAAGAAATAAACAATGAGGAAAGTTCTACTGTACGAAGATTTAAGACATCATCTGGTAAATGGAAATCAGTTAGAGTTTGGTGGATACCCGAAGTAGCCTCTGAAGTTGAGATTAATGAAATACCTATCGAGAAAGAAGAGGTGCCGTTCTAATGGAAGTATTAGTAGCCTTTTGTATTATTTTAGTTGAAGAATCAAGGTATAAAGGTGGTAAATCAATTTGTAATTTTTGGAACCCTGGTGTTGTTTTTAAAACGTATGAAGAATGTATGAAAGATAAAAAATTAATTGAAGATTATATAGTGGAAGAGGCTTGGAAAATTCATCCAAAGGCAGTCAAAATATATGCAAAAGGAGTTTGTGGAGAGAATGCGAAGTGATAAAAAGCACGACATTTGTATTGAAGTTTTAAATCAGTATTTAGATGTTTTTAAAACAGTTGAAAGATCAATGAGAAAGCTACCTGCATCTCTTACTCAAAAAGAAAGAGTGGAACTAACTTACTATCAAGAAATGGTTAGAAATATAAAAATGGTCAGAGATTATATAGATACAAGAACTGAATCTGTGGATTGGGAAAGTTCAAATTAATGGAAACTACAATATTTGGGCCACCAGGCACAGGAAAAACAACAACTTTAATTAATCTTGTAAAAGATAAAATAAAAGACGGTATGGATCCAACTAAAATTGCATTTATGTCATTTAGTCGTAAGGCTGCAAATGAAGCAAAAGATCGTGCTATTTCAGAGTTGAGCTTAAATACTGATCAAATGATTTACTTTAGAACTTTACATTCATTAGCTTTTTCTTGGTTAGGCTTAGATAGTAAAAGAGTTTTTAAAGGTGCTGATTATAACGAGATAGGTAGATTAGTTGGACTAGAGTTTAGAAGTAATCCAACTGTTAGTATGGAAGATGGTCCTTTATTTCAAATAGGTGCAGGTGGGGACAAGTACATGTCTGTTCTACAAATGGCTCGTGTTAGAGAGGTTACATTAGAAAAACAATTTAATGATACTTGGGATCACACATTACATTGGCAACAATTAAAAGTTTTAGATAAAGCTTATCGTGAATACAAAGAGGCTAAAAACAAATTAGACTTCGTTGATATGATAGAAAAATTTATTCTTGAGGGTACAAGTCCAAAATTTGATTTGTTAATTATTGATGAGGCACAAGATCTAGCACCTTTGCAATGGAGAATGGTAAAGGAAGTTTTAGTTCCAAATTCTAAAGAGACTTATTATGCAGGAGATGATGATCAAGCCATATACACATGGATGGGTGTCAAGCTAGATGATTTTTTAAATGCCTCCGAACACAAAACTGTTCTCAATAAATCGTACCGTGTACCAAGTGCCGTGCATGAATTTTCACAAAATTTAATAAAAAAAGTCTCTATCAGACAATTAAAAGAATGGCAACCCACTAAAAAAGATGGCACCATTACATGGCATCGAGATATACTTGATGTAGATCTAACTAGTGGCGAATGGTTAATACTTGCGAGAACGAACTACATCACAAATAAAATATGCACTCGTCTTAAAGAAGAAGGTCATCTCTATTGGAGAGAAGGCACTGGTTGGTCTATTTCCCCAAATGTGCTTAATGGAATAGAGGTGTGGATTAAATTATGCAAAAACTTAGACTTGTCTATGTCAGAACTGAAGAATTTTATGAAACTATTGAACCCGAATATTATTACGAAATCTGGGAGAAAAATATTCTCCCATTTAGATCCCGAACAAACTTATACTCTAGACGACATCATAGAGAAATGCAGTTTGAACGTATCACGAGAGACTCCGTGGCAGAAAGTCTTGAAAGTCTCGGATCAGGAGATAGCATATATAATGTCAGTGAGGAGGAGAGGGGAGAAAATTCTTACAGGGACTCCGAGGATTCGGATATCGACTATACACAAAGCCAAAGGTGGCGAGGCGGATAACGTAGCTTTACTACTTGATTCAACAAAAGCTTGTGTAGAGAGTTTAGATCAAGATTCTGAAATCAGAACTTTTTATGTCGGAGCGACTCGTGCTAAACAATCATTACATTTAATAGAATCAACAAATAAATATGGATTTAACACATGAAAAAAGACAGAGAATTTTTCTTGAAAGAAGCAGAGAAACTAATCAATGGTCAGAGAGCCAAAGAGTATGGACCTGCTAAAAAGAATCATCAACGTATAGCTGATATATGGACTATACTGTTGGATAAAAAACTAAATGGTGCAATCACTCCAGAGGAAGTTGTGGCTTGTATGATAGGTGTCAAGGTTGCTCGTCTTGCTGAAGATATTTCAAAAGATGATTCTTGGACAGATGTTATCGGTTATGCGGCTTTAGGCGGAGAAATTATAAATGACAAATCATGATCAATATCACTTTTTAGATCAAGACATAAAAGATATGTCTTGGGGTAATGTAGACTCTGATTGGACACCTCCTCAAAGTTTTCCAGATTTGTCTCAATACGAAACAGTTTCTATAGACTTAGAAACTAAAGATTCTAATCTTTTGACACTCGGACCTGGTTGGACAAGAAAAGATGGCTATGTAATAGGAGTCGCTGTCGCTGCAGGAGATAGTTCTTGGTATTTTCCAATTGCACATCAATCTGGAAATATGTCAAAGAATATAGTTTTTAAATGGCTACAAAAATTATGTGATGATGAAAGTATAACTAAAGTATTTCACAATGCGTTATATGATTTGGGTTGGCTTAGAGCAGAGGGTATAGAGGTCAAAGGTAAAATTGTAGATACTATGATTGCAGCACCTTTGTTAGACGAAAATAGAAAGTGGTATAATTTAAACTCTCTTGCTCGTGACTATTTAGGTGAATATAAAGATGAAAAATTATTAAAGTCTGCGGCAGATGAGTTTGGTGTAGATCCTAAATCTGGCATGTGGAAACTACCTCCTAGATATGTTGGCAAGTATGCTGAACAAGATGCTTTAATAACTTTGAAACTGTGGGATAATCTTAGAAAGAAAATAACTCAAGAAGAGTGCTCTAGTATATTTGAATTAGAGACTTCTTTGTTACCTGTTCTGTTTGAAATGAAAACAAAAGGTGTTCGTGTCGATGTTGATAAAGCACAAAAGACTAAAAAAGATTTAGCCAAGATAGAAAAATCACTTATAGATGAAATAGTCAAGGAAACCGGGGTGGTTGTTGAACCTTGGGTCGCCACATCTGTAG